CAAAAAATCCCAGCTTGGACGAAGATGAACAAGCGTACTGGCAGGTTTGGGATTGGTGCAACGAAGAAGCTCAAGCTGTCTTGGGAGACTACGACAACAGCACCCTAAATAACGTCATCGAAGACTGCAAAGAAAGGGAGAAGGAAGATGCAACCGTATGGTAACAGACACTATTGTTGCCAGCGAAGGCCAACGAGCATTGGCTGACAAATAAATGAAAGGATGGGCAATGAGTGGAATGAGAATCTGTGCGTATTGCCACGGCAATGGGTATATCAGGGCGAAGGGATCAGGACTGCCGGATGTTTACCTACAGTGTGAGGTCTGTTTGTCGGGCGGAACCGTTAAGGATGATCAATCGGATGAGCGTGAGGCAGCCGTGGCACTGATGGGCAGCGCAGTCGCGCATGTCTCAAACAGTGAGTGGTGACATCATGTGGCATCTATGGTACTTAATGGGACTTGGCGGTGGGCTAGCGCTTTCCGCCATAATAATTTTTTGGTCGGCACGTCAATTTGCTCAGACCAAGTCGCAAGAAGTCAGGTCAGAGATGGTTTGGAACATGGTTGGCAGCATCGCCATCATGCCAATAGCTGGAATCTTTTTTGCAGCGGCAGTATATATGCTGGTGCTGCCATGACACTAAGAGAGCCAATGATCTCTGAGATAGAAATCATACACTTGCTCGACAATGATGAGGCTGAGTTTCCTGATGCGGCAATGCTTGCAGCAAGCCTAGTCCGAAGGGGCTGGGTGAGCAGTATGCCTGTAAAATATCAGGCGCTCGTCTCAGACTTTGTTGGAAATGGAATCATCAAGCCGGAAACAACCGAGATCAGGAGCGACATGAAGCCTAAAATCAGAATCATTATTGAAGATGGGCGGCCAGTCCTAGCCGAGTCGGCTGGCGCTCCCATTGAAATCCATGTTGTAGACATCACAAACAGGTCTGAGGTGATCTATTCAACGCATGAGGGCGAGAGCGAACCTATCCCGCTCATGTGGATTGACCCAGAGCCAGATGAAAAGGAGAATAACAGTGACGCAAGCTGATATGAGAGACCGCCGCCTTATTAAGGAAACGCCCATGAGCCAAGAAAAGTTCGATAGGTCAATTGCGCTACTCAGTAGAGCGGAGTGGAGCGCCCGTAGAGAGGAGTTCAAGTCGCTATACAGGGCAAAGATCAGGGAACTCCAGCGGACAGAATTGTCTGAATTGAAAATCAAATCGCAAGAGGGGCGTCATCATGGCTGTTGATAGAATCCATCTCGTCCTTGAGCCGCACTTGATGAAAGAATTTCGGAAGATGGCAGAGAAGAATCGGAGATCGGTAAGTGGTCAGTTCGCCGTCATCTTAGAGGCGGAGATCGAACGGGAAAGGAAACTGGAGATGTACAGAGGCGGGACTGACTATCGCGAAGACCTCAGAGAGAACGATCCCCACCTGCCCAAGCCGTAGTAATATGATAAGGCGTCGAGGCTCTTCCTCAGCAATGGAAGACGGTCACTGTCAACCACGACGGTGTCCATCGCTGTGTCGAGCAGCAGCCTCGACGCCTCTCTCCCCTCAGAAATCTCGACAGACCGAATAGCCTTGGCCAATTGCCAGACGGCTCCAATCCTACGGTCACCCCTATCCCCCCCTGACGTGCGTTCAATATTTGCCAGACAACTCTTGACTCCATTGGCTCTGGCAACAGCCTCTGCCAACTTCCCCGCAGCCCAGTGCTGGTCGGAATTTATCTTGTCGCCGAAAAACAGACGGTCGATTTCACAGCCGTCTGTGACCCGCATCCTCAACTTCCGCGATCTGGGATCAATCGGCTCCAGCCTAGTCTCGTTGTGGCGCGACCTCTCTGGTGTCCCGTGGTCAGTATCCGCTGGCCCAGCTATCGTCTTCCCAGATTTCCGGCCCTGTTTCTTCAGAGTATGCTCCTGTCACGACATCATATCTCAACTCTGTCATACCCTGTTTGCCCAGCGTTTTCCACCTGACTTTCCACGCATGAATCTCGACCGTGTCGTTATCGTAGTTTCTATGCACTGTCAGGCCCACGTCACTCTTGGCAAACCATGACGCCGATGCGCTGATGTCATAGCCTTTCGGAGCGGGGTAACTGCCATCATTCTGGCGGTACAACTTGGCTGGATGCGCTACGAAAAACACGGCGCAGTCATGGGCCGCTGCCCAGTTCCGCACCTTGGTCAGCATGTCGGATATCAGGTTAGTCTCTGATGTACGCCCCCCGATAGGGAGATCGATGTAATTGTATGGATCGATCACCAAGCAACGGCACCCGATGCGGCGAACGGCACTGGTAGCCCTGTCGAGGACAGCATCAATACTTGCCGAGGTGCCATCGCTCTGCTCCATGAAAACGAAGTGGTCATTGACCCACGTCAGGCCCATCTTCATTTCCTCTTCTGTCATGCGTGGGGTCGGGCCTCTATGGAAGGGCTTGCCGATGGCCTTCTCTAACAGCTTGGTGATGTGCATGGCTGGAGGATTTTCAAATGAGCAAACCACCGACTTCCAATCGTACTGTCGCGCAAGGTTGAACATCAATTGATCAACAAACTCTGACTTGCCCATCGACGGGATGCCCGTGACAACATGCAGCATACCGGGCTTGATAGTGAATAGCTCGTCAACACAGTCGTAGCCTGTCGAGTTGCCTCGCCCTTCTCCATTCGCATAGAGGTCATCAACCTTTGAAAAATAATGCTCCGCTGCATACAGCCCGGCGATAGGCCACGGGGTCGCCTCGTCTATGGCGTTAGCCAGTGCCGCCTTGCCATGCTTGAGCAGCACATCGTTGGCATCCTTGCAGTCATCAGGCCACTCGACCTGCCAGCATTGCGCCTTGCCGATGCGTCGAGCAAGCTCCTCTGCCAGCGCAACGCCGGGGCCATCCCGATCACAGGCGATGATGACCTTGTTTGTCTGCTCAAGGATGTCATTGGCAGCCCAGACGTAGGCAAACTTCCGATCCTCGGACGGATCGATAGCGCCCTCGCTCACCTTCATGGGCGCTCCATTCGGCGCGGAGATGCAGTTCCGCAGCCCTGCCTCTCGTCCTGAGAGGACATCCAACTCCCCCTCAAATATTATTATTGGCTCGCCAATGGTTACTTTCTCTATGCCGTAGAAGGTGGTGGCGGCCCCATCTTGCGTGAAGCCCTTCTCCTTGACGCCTCGCCACTTGATTGCGTATGGCTGGTCGCTGCCATCATGGTAGGGAAAGCCGACGCACAGGGTATCTCCACCAGCGCTGCGAATGTAGCGGGTGGCCGAGATCACCCCGGCCTGTGCCTCTTTCCCGATGCCGCGCTCATGGAGAAAGTCTGCCACGCGCTTGTCCAGTTGACTGGGCGGAGGCGGGGTGAACTTCACCACGTTGGTGGTTGCTGGAAGTTCTTTTCGTAGGCTAGCTCCGCCGCGCTCACCGCAGTGATGGCACATCCACTTGATGTCTGGCCACTCTATTTTGAGGGAGAGAACCCGCTCGCTTTTATGCGAGCCTTTGCGTTGGCCGCTGCACACTGGGCAGGTTCTTCGGAATTGTCCATTGCACTTGCTTGAATACTCACTGGTCAATAGCTCTGCTATGCTTGTCATCTGTGGTCACCTCCATCACCTGAGTCAAGTATACCTTACCACGCTCTGGTCCGAGATCAAGGATTCTCTTGCCGAGCTTACGGACGGCGGATGGCTCCAACCCCGCCGCAGAGCAGACCATATCAAAGTCTTTCCTCTGGCTGGGACGCAGCCATCTGATCGCCTCGGCCCGGACGGATTCAGATGTATCGCACAGATCAAGCATGGCTTGGCGGACGACCTGAGACCAGATATCAGCAGAGGGCAAGTCGTAGCTCCGCACGGGGGGCATCACGGTCCAGCCCCCACAGGATTATCTTCTCCTTAATCTGGCGATCATTCTTTACGATACCAAACTTCTGGAGGCAATCCATGATCAGACTCTCGTCCAGATCAGGGCGGCGGCTGGCGTAATATATTCTGGCATACAGCAGCACGTCCTCCTCAATTGGCTTGATGACCTTCTTTATCTGGAGTGCGAAGGAATCGACATATGTCAGTGCCTTACGGCTTTTTATAATGCGGACGGCGTTGCCGATCTTGACTATCCTGCGACTATTCGCCTTGCTTGCTGGCTCCCCGCGAATCAGAGACTCCCAACACCAGTCTATCTCATCATCAAAATTGAACTTCTCTATTGCCATTAGTTCCAAACTCACTATAATCAAAGCCGACTAATTTTTCTATGAGGTGGCATCATATGCGAATCACAAACAATCACAAGCTCCCCGATCCTGTGGTCAGGGCAATCACCGCCTATGAAGAGGGTGAGCAGCCCAAGGGACTGAGGGTCACGACCCTGATCGACTCTCCCCGCATCTCCCAGCTACGACGGATTCACTATCCGAAGCTAACCGAAGATGTAAGCCAACTGGTTTACCGTGTGTGGGGGAGTGCCATCCATGAAATCCTTAGCCGCGAGACGAGCAATGCTTACGTGTCCGAGGAACGGCTATCTCACGAAGTTGACGGCACGTTGATCAGCGGAGCAATCGACTATCAGTTTGTCGATGACGATGCCGTTGACCTCAAAGATTACAAGACCACGGCAGCCTACGGCGTCACGCAGGGCATCAAGCCTGAGTGGGAGCGGCAGATAAATGTCTATGCCTATCTGATCCGGCACGTCAAAGGACTGTCTGTGAAGTCAGCCAGCGTGGTTGCTTTCATCCGCGACTGGCGTCAGTCGGATGCTGACACCCGAGAGGGATATCCTCCCGCACCCATCCATGAAATGGCCGTCCATCTATGGGCGGAAGACGAGCAGGACCGCTACGTCGAGGAGCGTGTTCGCGCCCACGTCAACGCCGAAGTCCAAGCAGACTTCGATGACCTGCCTCGCTGCACAGACGAGGAAAGATGGGCGCAGCCCACAAAGTGGGCAGTGCATAAGGGCAGGAACAAACGAGCGCTCAAGCTCTTCGATTTCGAGGTGGATGCCCAGACATTCGCAGGCGAATCGGAAGACAGAAACATTCAAGTTCGACCGGGCAGGTATGTCCGATGTGAATCGTGGTGCGCTGTTGCACCATACTGTAGCCAATATGGAGGTGACCAAAATGACTGAGATACCCAAGGAGATTGCCGAGGCTCTGTTCGCCACGGCCAAGGCAGTGGCGGATAATCCGCTGGTGAAGGACATGAGTAATGAGTTTGCGAAATTCAAGTACGTCCCCATCGACGGCTACTACGCCGCCATCCCACCGCTGGCCCTGAAGCACGGCCTGTTCTGGAGATGCCGGGAGACGGAGGTCGGAGGCGAGGGCAAGACCTTCAAGTTCCAGTACGCCTTTGATCTGATCCATGAGGGCGGTGCGACCGTCGAGGGCTACGACATCGTCACGATTTATCATCCAGCCCAAGGCGCACAGAGTAGTGGGTCTGCCCGAAGCTATGCGGACAAGCTGTTCATGCGGACTGCATTCAAATGCGTAACCGGGGAGAAAGACTCAGAGTTCTTTAACAGGGAACCGGAGGAAGACTTCGATATCGGAGACGCTGATGCCACCGACAACAGCAACAAGGCAAAGAATGCAGAGCAACTGGAGGATGCAACAAAGATTGAGCAGCAAAAGCCTGTTGCCGTTAAAGAAGAGAGCCAATCGAAGGGAGTCCCGATGACGGTTGAGGAGTGGCGCAAGGGATTGCTGGGCCACCCCGAAACCCCGGTAAAAAAAGATGGTGATGAGGTAAACATTTCGGAGCCAACCAACAGTGAGGGGGCGGACTTGGTACTGAAAGTCTTCAGCACTTTCATGCCGACGCTGGCAGATCACCAAGATGCTAAGGAGTGCATCAAGGCGCTCAACGGATTCTACAAGGCGAATAAGAAAGCGGTGATGGCTTTGCGGGAGTTGAACCCCAAGCACGAAGCCACCGTGCTTGAATATTTCAAGGCCGCCAAGGCGGCAGCCAATACTGGCAAAATCTGGCAACTAAACTAGAGGAGTAATCGAAATGCCGAAGCAACAACTAGGTGGCGGTGCCATCTTCCGCAACCAACGTAAGGTCGAGAAACTAACATTGGCTGCGCAATACACACCGGACGGCCACCCCAAGGCCCCTGAGATGTCGGGAAATATTGGCTTTACGAAGGAAGCCGTGCAGCTTCTCGTCCAGCAGTTTCGTGATAAAAAAACGAAGGTCAGCCCTGTCACGAATCAAGCTGAGGCGACACTGGAGATCGCCGCAGCAATCAAGGTGCAGAGGGACGGGGTCACACCCTACCTGTCTGTCTGGCTCTCCGAGCCATATGAAAAGACAGCCCAAGCTCCAGCCAGCGACGACCTAGACGATGACATCCCATTCTGATAGGAAGAAAAAGTGGTGGGCGTGGCACTTAAAAAATCCCCACGTCTATTGCCTCTTCAAGCGCTTCACGTTCGAGGCGCTTGACAAGAGGCGTCACAAGAATCTGGGTGCATGGCTCGTCGTCAACCGCATACGCTGGGAGACCAGCATTGAAACGAAGGGCGAAGACTTCAAGATAAGCAATGACTTCATTGCTTATTACGCAAGGCTTTTCATGGCCCAGCACCCGGAGTACAAAGGGTTGTTCCGAACAAAAAAAATGAAAGGCGAGACGGATGAGGGCGACAGAAATATTAAAGAAGGCGGCTGATGCTGTCGGCGGACCACGGCAGAAATATCATGGCGATATCAAGGAGTCCTTCAACATGATCTCGAATCTGTGGTCTATCTACCTTGACGCCCCGATCACTCCTGTGGACGTGGCTAGGTGCATGGAGATGATCAAGATCGCCAGAGGCAAGGTTGGAGAAATGAATATTGACGACTACATAGATGGCGCTGGCTATAGCGCCATCGCAGGGCAATTGAGCTTTTCAATGGAGCGGATCGATGGCAGGCGCGAAGGGCAGACCAAGACGGGTGAGTGAGGATCACGCGACCTACAACGTGCTACTACCCGTCAGGATTATCAGCGTGATCAAGGACCGAGCCTCGGCAACCGGGGTGTCACCAGCGCAAGTCGTAAGGGAGCTACTTGATTTCGGGCTTGCGCACAGAGTCCAGAGGTCTGGGCCAGTCGAGGGCTGCTACCGTATAGTGAAGAGCATCATGCAGTCACTGCGTGATGCCTATCCGCTCCCGAAATTTGGCGACGGAAAGACTTTGGGCGATCAAATCGCAAGCAAAATCGAAAAGGCATATGAAAAAAATAAAAGGGAGTCGGTTGACTAGACCGACTCCCAAACCCTTGCGGGGCCTGATGAGGTGACATCAGTGCGCGGGGGTATCCCACTCGCGCACACTACACTTAGCACATCGCAGGCCGCCCTGTCCACATCACACTTATCTTCTGAGCTTCCCTCGTCTGAGTTCAAGCTCCGCGATACGATCATACATCTGCTTCATGTACAGGAAGTTCACTTCGATCTCTTTAATTTTTACCTCCAACTCACGCACCCTCTTTATCGTCGATCTGACTTCCTCCGGCGGCTCAAAGTCGTCAATCCACTCGTCATTCTCTTCGATCTCGACGACAGCCATCTCTAGCTCATGCTCCAAGAATCTAATCCTCTCAGTAATTCCAAAGTATCCCATCGTCGCTAGAGTTGCGGCAATGACAATCCCGATTAAGTTCTTGAGGGGAATCG